AGTACTGCCGGACAATGGAAGAGGTCAAGGCGTGTGACAGTCAGATTGTGCTGACAAACTATGAGCGAGTGAGAGATGGCGATATAGATCCATCGTACTTCGCTGCAACATCACTGGATGAAGCAAGCGTTCTCCGCTCATTTGGAAGTAAGACTTATCAGACATTTTTGGATAAATTCAAGAACGTTCCGTATAAGCTTGTAGCCACGGCTACACCATCGCCGAATAAGTACAAGGAGCTTATACACTATGCCGGATATCTTGAAGTCATGGACACAGGACAGGCGCTGACAAGATTTTTCCAGCGGGATAGTACAAAGGCAAACAACCTGACGCTGTATCCGAACATGGAAGATGAGTTTTGGTTGTGGGTGTCAAGCTGGGCGCTGTTCGTTACAAAGCCGTCTGATCTCAATCCTGACTACTCAGATGTTGGATACGATCTGCCACCGCTTGATGTCAGATGGCATGAGATACCGATTCATTACGGAGATACAGCGGACAGGGACGGACAGATGCAGCTCTTTCAGGAAGCGGCAGAAGGATTGAAAGAAGCGGCAGCAGTTAAGCGGGACAGCATAGACATCCGGGTACAGAAGATGAAGGAGATTGTAGATGCTTCGCCGGATGATCATTTCCTGCTGTGGCACGACCTGGAGAGTGAACGCCATGCAATCAAGAAGGCGTTGCCAGAGACGGTTGATATCTATGGATCCATGGATTATGAGACGAGAGAACAGCGTGTAATTGATTTCTCAAATGGAAAGACACGGTTGTTTGCAACAAAGAAATCGCTGTCCGGCTCTGGGTGTAATTTCCAGCGGTATTGCCACCGGGAAATATTCCTTGGTATTGATTATGAATTCAATGATTTTATTCAAGCAATCCACAGATGTTACCGATTCTTGCAGAGTCAGCCGGTTGTGATTGACATTATCTACATGGAGAACGAGCGGCAGATCAAGGAAGCATTGCTGGAGAAATGGAAGAATCATAATTACATGGTCAAGCGGATGGTTGAGATCGTGAAGAAGTATGGACTTAATTCAGCGAACAAAGCTGAACGATTGGAAAGGAAGATGGGAGTGGAAGGAACAAGAGAAGAACGAACCGTGCGAGGTAATCACTATGAAGCGGTATACGGCGACTGTGTGGAAGAAACACGCGTTATGGCAAGTAACAGCGTTGATCTGATACATACGTCGATACCATTCGGCAATCACTACGAGTACAGCGCAAATTATAACGACTTTGGACACAACCAGGATACAGAGCGGTTCTTTGTACAGATGGACTACCTGACGCCGGAGCTTCTGCGAGTGTTAAAGCCGGGTAGAGTGGCAGCAGTGCATGTTAAAGACAGAGTGCTTTTTGGAAATGCGACTGGTACCGGGATGCCGACGATCGAGCCGTTTCATGCGGATTGTATCGAACATTACATGAAACATGGGTTTATGTATTTCGGCATGATCACTGTTGTGACGGATGTTGTACGAGAGAATAACCAGACATACCGCCTTGGCTGGTCTGAACAGTGCAAGGACGGTACCAAGATGGGGGTAGGATGCCCGGAATATATCTTGTTGTTTCGAAAGCTCCCAACGGATCACAGCAAAGCATATGCAGATGATCCAGTATCAAAGAGCAAGGAAGAGTACACAAGAGCACAGTGGCAGATAGATGCGCACGGTTATTGGAGATCATCGGGTAATCGTCTGATCAGTAAGGATGAGTTGAAAGAGATATCGGTGGATAATCTGCAGAAAGCATACAGGAAATACAGCAGAGAGAGCGTGTACAACTATGAAGAACATGTGAAGCTTGCAAAAGAGCTTGATAAGGACGGCAGACTGCCGGCGACATTCATGGTGGTTGCTCCGGGATCATGGAACCAGCTTGAGGTGTGGGATGATATCAACCGGATGCGGACGCTTAACACGACACAGAGCCGGAGAAGAGCGCAGATGCATGTATGTCCGTTGCAGCTTGATATTGTGGAGAGAATCATCAATAGATACAGCAATCCGGGAGATGTCGTATATGATCCGTTCGGCGGACTTATGACGGTACCAATGACGGCGGTTAAGATGGGAAGATATGGTAAAGGCTGTGAGTTGAATCCTAATTATTTCCGAGATGGAGTTGGATATCTGCAGGCAGCAGAAAACGAGATGGACGAGCTGACGCTGTTCGATTTTATGCCGGGGGTGATGGAGTGATACATGGAGAGCTTATTGTAGACAACTTTGCTGGCGGTGGCGGAGCTTCGACAGGCATCGAAATGGCAACAGGATACAGCGTTGATATAGCCATCAATCATGATCCGAAAGCTATACAGATGCACAAAACCAACCATCCAAGAACAAAGCATTATTGTGAAGATGTGTGGCAGGTAGATCCGATCGCAGCATGTAAAGGAAATCCGGTAGGACTTGCCTGGTTTTCGCCGGACTGCAAGCACTTCAGTAAGGCAAAAGGTGGAAAACCTAAAGACAAGAATATTCGTGGTCTTGCGTGGGTAGCCTGCCGGTGGGCAGGTCTTGTAAGACCAAGAGTGATCATGCTTGAGAACGTAGAAGAGTTCAGAACATGGGGACCATTAAATCGACGCCATCACCCAGTTAAGAACAAGCAGGGCAAGACCTTTGAACGGTTTGTACGACAGCTTGAAGAGTTAGGGTATGAAGTGCAATTTAAGGAGCTTGTGGCAGCGGACTATGGAGCTCCAACAATGCGAAAGAGATTCTTTATGATTGCACGCTGCGATGGAAAATCAATCGTATGGCCAGAGCCTACACATGCACCGGCGGACAGTGAGGAAGTCAAGGCAGGGTTGCTTAAACCTTATGTTGGAGCATACACGCAACTTGATTTTGGCCTGCCTTGCCCGTCCATATTTGATACTTCCGAGGAAATCAAGGGAAAATACGGCATACGGGCGGTCAGACCGTTGGCACCTAAGACAATGGAAAGGATAGCAAGAGGATTAAAGAAATTTGTACTGGATAACCCGGAACCGTTTATTATTCAGTGCAATCATGGCGGAGAACGCAGACCTAATGATATCCGGGAACCGATGCCAACTATTACAGGAAAGCATGGATACGGAATTGTAGAGCCGTATATGGTGCAGATCGGACAGACTGGATTTACGGTAGACAGGAGCAAGGATGTGAGAGAACCTCTTACCACGATTGTAAGTAAGAATGAGCATTGTTTAATAAGCCCTACACTGATCCAGTACCATTCCGAAACTGCTCAGGGAGAAGTGAGAGGACAGACGATAGAAGATCCGATCATGACAGTTGATGGTTCGAACCGGTACGGACTGGTTACATCGTTTCTCAGTAAGTTCTATAAGACATGCATCGGACAGGACGAAAGAGAGCCGTTACATACAGTGACAACGTCTGCAGGGCATTTTGGAGAAGTCAGGGCATTTCTGATCAAATACTATGGTGATGCTACCGGACAGGACATTGAACAACCATTAGACACGGTTACAACAAAGGATAGATTTGGTCTTGTAACGATTGAGGGTGTTGATTATCAGATTGTGGATATCGGACTTCGAATGTTGGAACCACGAGAGTTATATGGATGTCAGGGATTTCCAGAAGATTACATTATTGATCATGATTATACTGGCAAGACATATCCGAGAACGGAGCAGGTAAGAAGATGCGGCAATGCAGTGTGTCCACCGATACCGGCTGCACTTGTGAGAGCAAATCTTCCGGAAATGTGTGTTGCAAGAAGAACAGCAAATATGAGGGTTGCAGAAGAAGCAAGCGGACAGTTGATGATGTTTGCGTAGGAGGTAGATATGGAACAAGAACAATTTGACTTCTTGGAAGATATTGAGATAGACAAGCCGGATGTGGAATTCCAGAAGTGGAAAGAACAGAAGCGTGAAGCAAAAAGCCGGATGATTGCCATGCAATATCAGCCATATGAAGTAAAAAAGAAGAGGTCAGAACTCCGTGCAATAGAATTTCTTCAGGAGATGGATAAACGTGGAAAAACAGCACATGTGAGTGTCGGTGGACTTGATAGCATTACATTGCATGTGTTCTTGAAATCTATCGGAATTGATGTACCGGCAATATCAGTATCGAGTTTGGAAGATGCAAGTATTCAGAAAGTGCACAAAGCGCTTGGTGTGACAATTCTGCATTCATATAAGACAAAGGCACAGGTGTTGAATGAGGTTGGATTTCCGGTAATCAGTAAGCGTATAGCAGGTAAGATTGCATTGTTACAGAATCCGACGGAAAAGAATAAAACGGTCAGACATGCGATTATTACAGGTGAATGTGGAGAACTCGGACATTTTCAGAAGAATAGTCGGATGAAACTGCCGCAGAAGTGGTTGAAATTGTTTGGAGGATATGAAAACGAAAATGAAGGAGTGAATTATCAGAAACCGAATTTTAAGGTATCAAATGATTGTTGCTATTGGCTCAAAGAGAAGCCTTGTGATGATTGGGCTAGGGAACATCAGAGCTATCCGTATCTTGGAATGATGGCGTCGGAAGGTGGACAGAGAGAAGAAGCGCTTACCGATCACGGATGCAACTACTATGGAAAAACCACAATGCGATCGGCTCCGTTTGCTCCGTATATGCGAAATGACATATTAAAGCTGGCATTGGAAATGGATGATTGGTATCACAAAAACATGGATGTGTTTGAGAAGTTGTACTATGAGCAACCTTACAGCAAAGACAAGAATGGAAATGTAATACCATATGAGCCGGTGGATAGCATTATACCAGATATTTACGGCGGTGTAGTACAGGATCAGTGCGGAAATCTTCGGACTACTGGAGCACAGCGAACAGGATGCAGTATGTGTGGCTTTGGCATTCACATGGAGAAAAGACCACATAGATTTGATAAATTGCGAGAACGTAACCAGAAAGAATGGGAGTATTACATGTATCGGTGTTGTACAGATCCAGAGACTGGAGAGAAATATGGCTGGGGAAGAGTTCTCGATTACATAGGCGTTCCGTGGGAAGATTACCCAGCAATTCAGATGGAATTGCCGTTAGATCAGATGATGTAACGTCGAAATTTGTCGAACTTTGAAAATTGAATAGTGATGGTTGGAATGGTATAATATCCTTACCAATACGAAGGAGGATATGTACTATGGGAAATGTAGATCAGTTATTCAAAGAATATGGTGTTACAAAAGATGAGCAACGCAAAATTATGGATGTAATGGATAAATACAGAATCCGGATTTCAAATGGTGAAAAAGTTAGTTATTCGGAATATGAATCGGACATTATATCTATATTTGGTGGAAACCGTCAGGCAATGTTGCGTCAACCGGCTATTGAATATCATTTTTGCGAATTTGTCGCAAGAGATTTCATGGAAGACGGAAGATGGGAAGAAGTATTTCATGCTTTGTATGACAAATTTCCAAAGTTTGGAGGAAAAATAGAATAGTCAATAATGACACCGGTACCAACCATCATTATTCGATGGTTGGTATTTTTTTGCGCAAAAATAGGTAGTGGAAGGAGTGGAAGTTGTGAAAAACTGTCCATGTAAGGAATGCGTAGACAGGAAAGTTGGTTGTCACAGTGTATGTGGGAAGTATAAAGCATTCACAGAGACACAACGAAAAAAGAATGAATGTATAAGAAAACAGAAAGAAGCATTGAGTGAGTATCTTGATATGAAACAGGAATGTGTAAAGAGAGCAAAAAGGAGGATGCGTAATGGCAAATAAAGGAACATGTAAGTACTGTATGAATATTGTACTCTTTGGCGAAGAGATACCAAATGAGCAGGCAGAGGAGCATGCAATCATGATGTGCGACTGCCCTGGAGCACGGATTCACCAGAGAGCACGGAAACGGCAGGAGAAGGCAAAGGACAACATTGAGCTGGCTATTCATGAGACGGACGAGAAAGTATGCGAGTATCTGAAACAGTGCGTGGAGCTTGTTGATCGGAGAAACATAGTGAAGATAACAGCGGACAATGGAAGAGGTGTTAAGATCACGATCAGCAAGACAAATAAGGACACAATCAAGGTAACGAAAAAAGTGAGCAAGGACGTGGTTTATGATGAGTAGATTGATAGACGATATGAGCTTAAAAGATCGAGTAAGTGAGTACACTTTGAGCTCGGATGAATACGAACGGTTCTGCAGAATTATTGACGCAGAACCTACGGCATATAACGTAGATAATGTTTTGAAGCAACTGGAAGAGGAAAAAGAGCTTTCATATGCCGATTTTGACGAGTATGTGGATAAAGTATGTCCTTGCTTGGATGCAGAATATGATGACTTGTACCACAGAGGACTGGATAGAGCGATCGAGATAGTAAAGCAAGGAGGGGAATCATGAGTAAATCTATCATACAGAACAAAGACGGATGTTGTTACATGTGCGATCTGCTCGGAACAAGGCAGCAGGGCTATACGATTGAAGAGCATCATTGCTTTGGAGGACCAAACCGAAAACTGTCCGAAAAATATGGACTGAAGGTTTATCTTTGCCCGGAGCATCACCGAACGGGACCGGATGCGGTACACCAGAACAGCGACTATATGCAGATATTGCACGAAGCGGCACAGAAGGCTTTCGAAGAGCACTATCCAGATAAGAGCTTCCGGGAGATCTTCGGGAAGAATTACCTGTAAAGTCTAGTAAATACTAGATAAAGATGCACATTGAAAAGTGAATACTGGTCAGAAATTTTTCATCTTTTTTAATAAAAAGTATTGACATACGGTACACCGTATGATATTATAATACTTGTAAGGAGGTGAATAAGAAATGGCTAAGAAAAAACAAAAGAAAAAGCCCAAACTTGAAAAAGTCGCAATCGTAACAGGCATCCTGCAAGGCATAGCAACCATCGTATGCTTGATCTACGAAACCTTCTTCAAGTAAGGGCACAGGCGGTGGGAATACCCCACCCACCGCCTAATTTTATTCTAAGCCATTTTTGAAGATATGTCTATAAGAAAAGTATTAACAATTATTAGCACCTGTTCGGCGGCGGTTCTTGTGTACTATGCAATCAGAAAAGGATTGGATGCGGCTATTGCAATAGCACTTGTATTGAGTGTGGCATCAATTGGATTAAATATATATTGTGAGGTGCACGATGGAAGAAAAGAAGATTAGACCGCAGGACAAGTGGAATGCAAAAGCTGGCTTGATAAGCAAATCATATAAGCTGAAGCGAGATCTGGTAGAGGCATTTGCAGATGCATGTGAGAAGGCTGGAGTAAGTCAAGCTGGACAGCTTAGCATGATGATGAAAGAATTCATCGAGAAAAACAAGTAAATACAAGAAAAGGAAAGGTACTGACCAGTATTCATTGGTTGGTACCTTTTTTATTTTGGCACTAAGAAAATATATCATAAATCTAAAGAAGGAAGGGGGTGAGAATCTGGGAAACTGAAAGAACATAAACATATAAAATGATTGGAGGATATAAAGATGGCAAAAGTATATATTGGAGTAGGACATGGCGGGAGCGATCCCGGAGCAGTGAAGTATCTTGTAGAAAAGGATATTGATTTGCAGATGGCAAAGGGATGCCGCGATTATCTGAAAGAGCATGGCGTAGATGTATTGATTAGCAGAACTGGAGATATTGATAGCTCAATCAACGAAAAGACAACAATGTGCAATCATTGGGGCGCAGATCTGGCACTTGATATACATAACAATGCAGGCGGCGGAGAAGGCTTCGAAGTATGGCACAGTGTGAACGGTGGCAAAGGAAAGGTGCTTGCACAGAACATAGAGAAAGAAGTTGTGAAGATCGGGCAGAAAAGCCGAGGCTTAAAGACAAAAAAGAACGCATACGGAAGCGATTATTTTGGATTCATTCGACAGACGAAATGCCCGGCGATTATCTGCGAGGGTGTATTTGTAGACAATAAGGCTGATGCGGCAAAAGCGGATACAGAAGAGAAGTGCCGGGCGTTTGGTGTAGCATATGCGAAAGGAATCCTTGCAACGCTTGGTATGAATACAGAACAGAATGCAAACGGAGAAACAAAGACACCGGAGCAGGCAGCAGTCCAACCAGAGCAGACACAGGCGGATACATATAGAGTCAAGGTCACAGCATCGGCACTGAATATCCGCAAGGATGCGGGTACAGCAAATGCAGTAACCGGAGTAATCCGGGACAACGGTGTATATACGATTGTGGCGGAAAAGATGGTATCCGGACAGAAATGGGGAAAGCTGAAAAGCGGTGCAGGCTGGATATGTCTGGAGTACACGAAGAAGGTATAAAGGAGCGTGAGCAAGGTGAGACAAAGAAACTCGGTTGCAAGCTACAACATCGGGAAGCATAGATTCTTGGAATTGTACCACTACTGTATGCAGTACCCGGACTGGATTAAAGAGATTAGAGAACTGCGCGGATTACGATCTCATGAAACCGGAGCAACAGGAAATAGATTATCGAACCCGACCGCAAGTGCAGCCATCAAGGCAGCAGAACTAAGCAAGCGTTGCAAGTTGATTGAAGATACAGCGATGGAAGCGAATAGAGAGCTTGCACAATACATTCTCGCGGGAGTAACAGATACTGAATGCACATATCCGGTGCTTGAAGCACGTGGGATGCCAGCATCGCGTGCATTATACTATCGCAGTCGACGGAAGTTCTATTATCTGTTATCTAAGAAAGTGAAGTGAGAAGATATGAAAACGGAGTATGAGATCATTGAGGAATATATTGATTACTTTAACGAAAATGAATTTGTAGAGAGCCTGACGCTGCAAGATCAGATGCTTTATAGACTTGCATTAAGAGAGACGTATTCATATTTGTTTTTTAAGCTGTATGTAAGAGTGAGAGAATTCTTCGGAAGTTTTAAGAAAAAATGAAAGTGGAGTACTCAGGGGACAAATTAAATGATATTATGATAGCGTGAGATAGTTGAGAGAAACGGAGAACAGCAGTTGTATGGAAACATATAGCTGCTGTTTTGCGTAGAAAGGAGAGACGATGAAACAGACGATATGTACAGCAGTAGGAATGATTGGATCTGCGATTGCTTCGGTATTTGGTGGATGGGATGCGGGAACCGTAACTTTGCTCATATTCATGGCGATTGATTATGTATCCGGTTTGGTTGTAGCTGGAGTGTTCCACAAAAGCAACAAGACAGATACCGGAAGCCTGGAGAGCAAAGCAGGATGGAAAGGCTTATGCAGAAAGTGCATGACACTTGTGTTCGTGATCGTGGCATACAGATTAGATCTTGTGATTGGAACGAATTATATCCGCGACGCGGTTGTGATTGCATTTATCGCAAATGAAACGATATCACTGGTAGAAAACGCAGGACTTATGGGCGTAAAGCTCCCGGCAGTAATCACAAAGGCAATCGATGTCCTTCAGAAGAAATCAGAGGAAGAATGATGTATAACGACAAACGATGGAAGAAGAAACGTGCAGTGATTCTACGGCGAGATGCTTACCAGTGTCAAGAGTGCAAACGATATGGCAAGCGTAGATCTGGAGACCATGTGCATCACGTATACCCAGTCGAACAGTATCCAGATGAGCGATACAACGACTGCAACCTGATTACGCTATGCCAGAAGTGCCACAACCGCATGCATGATCGGGATTCACACGAGCTTACAACGTATGGAAAACAGTTACAAATGCGTATGAAGAAGAGATATGGCAGCAGACTCCCCCCTCTCTAGCGATTTTGGAGCGGGTAAGGATAGAACGGTGGGTGGAGCCTTTTCCAAATACGCAGGATTTTTTGAGAAAGGGGGAAACCGGGTGAAAAAGACAGCATGGAAAAATCGAATAATATCAGCAGCCAAGGCGGTTGGCACGTATCGGGATGCTTTTCTTCCGATGATCGATACGCTCGCAAATATACTTGCAGAGCGTGACAAAATCTATCAGGAATACGTCGAAACCGGTGCCAAACCTGTAGTGGAGCATACGAACAAAAACGGAAGTACCAACATGACCAAAAATCCGCTGTTGGTGAGCTGGGGCGACATGAATACATCCGCGCTTGCGTATTGGCGTGATCTTGGGCTCACACCGGCAGGGCTGAAAAAGATTGATGAATCTGCAATCAAAACCAAGAAGACATCGGCATTAGGAGATATTCTGCGGGACATTGGCAGCTAAGAAGTATAGGCAGGTAGCGATCGACTATGCCAGGGATGTAGTTGCGGGAAAGATCATTGCCGGAAACAATGTACGAGAGTGCAAGCGATTCCTGGACGATCTGGAACGTGATGATCTGGAGCTGCACACGAAAGAGCCGGATTTTGTGATCAATATCATTGAGCGGGTAATGGTTCACGTGAAGGGAGAGGACCTGCAAGGGCACTCTCTGCGGAATACTCCGTTGATATTGCAGCCGTGGCAGATATTCATCGTATATAACTTAATAGGATTTTACTATAAAGGTACTCAGATCAGACGATACAAAGAGGCCTTTATTTTTATTCCGAGAAAGCAGGGCAAGACGCTGTTTGTGGCGGCGCTTGCGTTTGCACTTGGCCTTCTGGAAAGAAGATCAGGAGCGACAATCTATATTGTGGCCGCCGCCTTGAAGCAGGCGAAGCAGAGCTTTGACGACATCCTGCATACATTGCGGTACCGTGGCATGATAAACGAGTTTAAGGTGCTGAATAACAATGCACAGCATTCCATCGAGTACACTTTTTACAACGAGAATGAAGAGCCGGAGGGTTCCTTGTACATCGAAGCACTTGCCAGCAATCCGGACACGCAGGATTCATTCAACTGTAACATAGCCATCGCGGATGAGGTGCATGCGTTCAAGCGTGCATCGCAGTACAACCGATTCAAGGAGGCAATGGCAGCATACACGAACAAGCTGATGATCGGTATCACAACTGCGGGCGATAACATGAATTCATTCTGCTATCGCCGGTTGGAATATGCAAACAAAGTGTTGGATGGCATAGTGAAGGACGATACATTGTTCTGCTTTGTATCTCGTGCCGATCAGGACGAAAAGGGAAATGTAGATTTTACCAATCCAATCCAGCATGAAAAGGCAAATCCGGGATATGGTGTGACAATCCGGCCGGAAGCTATCATGAACGATTCCATACAGGCACAGAACGATCCGCAACAGCGGAAGGATTTTCTAAGCCGCCAGTTGAATGTATATACCACGGCGATGAAGGCATATTTTGATATAAAAGAGTTCCAAAATTCAGACAAGCAGTATACCTGGAGCATAGAGGAGCTCGCAAAGCTTAATATAGACTGGTACGGTGGTGCCGACCTGTCGAAATTGCATGATCTCACGGCAGCGGCACTATTCGGACATTACAAGGGCGTGGATATCATTATCACGCATGCATTCTTCCCGGTTGTGGAAGCAGCAAGGAAAGCAGATGAAGACAACATACCGCTGTTTGGCTGGCGGGACGATGGCTGGCTGACCATGTGTAACACGCCAACGGTCAATGTCAGTGACATTGTAAATTGGTTCAAGGAGATGCGGAGCAAAGGCTTTAAGATCAAGCAGGTTGGCCACGATAAGAAGTTTGCACGTGAGTACTTTATCCAGATGAAAAAAGCAGGGTTCCGTATAGTTGACCAGCCACAGTACTTTTATGTGAAGTCGGAAGGATTCCGGCATATTGAGAAATCTGCCAAAGATGGAACGCTGTACTACCTGCACTCAGATGCATATGAGTACTGCGTGCAAAACGTGCATGCGATTGAGAAGACCGACGACATGATCCAATTTGAGAAGATAGAACCGACGGCACGTATCGACTTGTTTGATTCGAGCGTGTTTGCATGCGTCAGATACTTGAATTCGCTCGAAAAGAGCGAAAAATCAAAGAGCTGGTGGGGAGGTGAGAATGAAGATGAGTAAAAAGAATAACGTGCTACAGCGGGCACTAAGAAAAGCAAGACGAACACGATCGGCGGTGCTGATTGGAAGCGCGGAAGCATATGACATCCTGTGCGGTGATGGTTATACATCTCTGGACCAGAACCCGGAGATTGTAGCAGCCTGCCGTAAGATTGCAGAAGTGGTTGGAGCAATGACGATTCACGTCATGGAGAACACCGAACGCGGTGACGAGCGTGTGATCAATGAGCTGTCGCGAAAGATTGATATAAACCCATGCAGTAGCATGACGCGGCAGACGTTTATAGAAGCGATAGTTATGAATCTGCTCTTGTATGGCAAAGGCAATTCGGTCGTGAAAGTGTATACGGAAGATGGATATCTCTCTGATATGGAGCCGGTGGCTGCAAGCAGAGTATCATTTCAGGGCAATTACACCAGATATCATGTCCTGATTGATGGAATTCCTTATGCTCCGGATGAGGTGATGCACTTTGTATATAATCCGGATAAGACATACCTGTACAAAGGGCAGGGTGTTACAGCACAGTTGAAAGATGTCGCGGATAACCTGCGACAGGCACAGATTACAACAAATGCTTTCATGAAGAGTAAGTACAAGCCAAGCCTGATCGTTAAAGTGGATGGAATGACGGAAGAATTCTCGTCGCCAAAGGGCAGACAGAAGCTAATCAATGAGTACATGAATTCTGGCGAAGCCGGTGCACCGTGGCTGATACCTGCGGAACAGTTTGAGATAGAACAGATCAAACCGTTGTCTCTGTCAGATCTTGCGATATCCGACAATGTAAAGCTGGACAAGCAAAGTGTAGCCGCGATATTAGGAGTGCCTGCGTTCGTGCTTGGCGTTGGAGAGTACAAGCAGGATGAGTGGAACTATTTTGTCAAAACAAAAATAAAGACGATTGTCACAGGATTACAGCAGGAGATGACGCGGAAACTGATATACAGTCCGAATATGTATATCAAGTTCAATGTTCTGTCCGTGATGGATTGGGATCTGACGACGATAGCATCCGTATTCGGTTCGCTGTCAGACCGTGGTTTTGTGACTGGAAATGAAGTCAGAGACAAGATAGGCATGTCACCAAAGGAAGGCTTGGATGAACTTCGAGTGCTTGAAAACTATATACCGTGGGACATGGCAGCAGCACAGAAAAAACTGGTACAGAAGGGAGAAGACAATGGATAGACATATTCGACAGATACGATCTGTCGCATCGGAATTTAATACGAGAGAAGACGACGAAGCACTTTCGATTGAAGGTTACTTTGTCGTTTTTGATGACACTTACATTATAGCACCTGGCTACAGCGAAAGTGTCGAAAGCGGCGCATTTACTGAAACAATTTCAGATGATATCCGTGCGCTGATTAATCATGACACAAGCATGGTACTTGGGCGAACGAAAGCAGGAACACTGACACTACGACAGGATGAGCGCGGACTCTGGGGACATATAGACATCAATCCAGAGGATTCGGATGCACTGAATCTGTACGCCAGAGTGAAACGCCACGATGTAGACCAGTGCAGCTTTGGCTTTGATATTCTGGAAGAGGAGACAGATGTCCGTGAGGACGGATCTGTTCACTGGAAAATCAAGAAAGTTAAGCTGTATGAAGTGTCAGTGTGCACGTTCCCTGCTTATCAGGAGACAAGTGTTAATGCGCGACAAAAGGATATCGACACCATCCGGGCGCGAAAAAATGAGGTGTGGAAACTTGACATGAAGCAAAAATTAAAAGGAGGAAATGGATCATGTTAAAGGTTATCATGCTCAGAAAGAAGCTGAGCGAAGTCACAAAGAAGCTCACAGAGGCACGTGAGAAGACAAAGGAGCTTGCAACACGTGAGAAGGAGCTGGAAGCAGCCATTGAGGAAGCACAGACAGAAGAAGAGAAGGAGGCAGTGTCACAGGAAGTAGAGCAGTACGAAAAGGACAAGGAAGAAAATGACGAGTCAGTGAGAACTCTGGAAAAGGAAGTATCGGATACAGAGTCCGAGCTTGCAGAACTCGAAAGCAAGCAGAGACAGGCAGAACCGGCACCAGAGGCAAGAATGAGAGGAGTGGAAACAGTGAAAACAACAAGAAAGAAGTTTTTTGGTATGACAGTACAGGAGCGTGATGCGTTTTTCGCGCGTGACGATGTACATGCATTTTTAGAGCGCGTGCGTACACTTGGAACACAGAATCGTGCAATAACAGGCGCAGAGCTTACAATTCCAAGCGTGATGCTGGAGCTTCTCCGTGAGAACATTGAGGAGTACTCAAAGCTTTATAAGCATGTACGTGTGCAGTCTGTGCCGGGTAAGGCAAGACAGACGATTCAGGGCACGATTCCGGAAGCAGTCTGGACAGAGATGAATGCGGCTATCAACGAGCTGTCGTTGGTGTTCAACGATGCGGAGGTAGATGGATACAAGGTTGCCGGATATATGGTAATCAACAATGCCGTGCTGAAGGATTCCGACATTGATCTTGCATCAACCATCATCACATCGCTTGGACAGTCTATCGGATTGGCACTTGATAAGGCAATCCTTTATGGTACATCAAAGAAGATGCCAACAGGTGTAGTCACACGTCTGGCGCAGGCAACAAAGCCGGAGACTTACCCGGATACCGCGCGTGAGTGGAAGAATCTTTCTTCCTCAAACATTGTATCAATTGCAGCCGCAAAGAAGGGTGTTGATCTGTTCAAGGAGATTGTGATTGCATCAGGGAATGCCAAGGGCAAGTATTCGACAGGTAATCGCTTCTGGGCTATGAACGAGACAACCAAGACAAAGCTTGTGGCAGAGGCACTCAGCTTTAATGCAGCGGGCGCAATCGCTACCGGAATGGGGGACACCATGCCAATCGTTGGTGGTGCGATCGAAACACTCGATTTCATCCCGGACAATGTAATTGTCGGCGGGTATGGTGACTTATATCTCCTTGCCGAGCGTGAGGGAGCACAGATCACACAGTCCGAGCATGTGAAGTTTTTAGAAGATCAGACAGTATATAAGGGATTGGCACGATATGACGGTCTTCCGGTGATTGCAGAGGGCTTTGTAGCAATCGGAATCCTTGGAACTACACCGACAGCAGATATGACATTTGCAGAAGATACAGCAAATAAGGCGGCTGCATCAAGTAAGGAGTAATATATGACAGATGCAGATAAGTTGACAATGTTAAAGATCGACCTTGGAATTTCTGCCACGGTGTATGATAAGCGGTTGAGTCAGTATCTGCAGACTGCAAAGAAACGGATCGAACGGGAGGGTATCACCTTCCCGGAGGATCCACCTGTGGATGATGAGGAGCTTATCATAAGCTATGCGGCGTGGATGTGGCGCAAAAGAGCAACCGGAGAGGAGATGCCGCGCATGTTACGGTATGAACTCAACAATCGCCTGTTTGCGCAGAAAGCGAAGGTGGAAGAGGATGGATGACGAAATCATATTGATCGCGGTTAAGACTGGGACAGATGATATCGGCAATCCGGTTGTCGTTGAGAAGACCGAGCGTGCAGTAATATGCAAGGTACAGTCCGTTGATCGACAGGAATTCTTCAAAGCCGGGCAGGTCGGTATGAATCCGAAGTATCGCTTTGATACAGACAAGGTAAATTACAACAGCGAAGAGCTTGTGAAGTACAAAGACAAAGTATATGGGATCTATCGTACATATGAGCGTACAGATTCAGATACGATCGAGCTTTATGCAGAGGAGAAAGCAGGGGTGACGTATGTCGAACAAGACGATTAAAATTGGACAGCTTGATATGGAATTACAGTCAATCTTTTCAACGTTTGAGCATCATGTGCACACTGCGGTTGATACGGCAGCGGAGAATACAGCCAAGGAAGCTGTAAAGAAGCTGAAAAAGACATCTCCCAACAACAAGCGTACAAAAGGGAAAAAGTACAAAAATGGATGGAAGTACAAGAAAACATCGGAAGGAATGACTGTGTATAACGAGCAGTATCAGCTGACACATCTTCTTGAGAATGGACATGACATCATCATCAATGGAGAGGTGCGAGGACACGCCGCTGCACACGAACATATTGCTCCAGTAGAAGCATGGGCGCAGGATGAGTTTCCGGAAGAATTCAAAAGGCAGGTGGGAAAAGGATGACGATTGCAGATGTAAAGAAAGTCTTGTCGGTACCGGGTGTGACTGTACACTATGACCATGCACCTGTAGGCACCAAAGTACCATACGTCACATACACATGCCATGCGGATAGTAATTTCTTCGCAGATGACAAGGTGTATCAGAAGATTAGTTCCATGCGTGCGGTGCTGTACAGTACGAAGAAGAATGAGAAGCTGGAAGCGATGATCGAAGATGCTTTGAATGAAGCAGAAATTCCGTGGAGCATGACAGACGAGTTCGAGAACGAGCAGAAAGTATTTATGACCATATACGAAGCTAAGACCATATAGGAGGTAATATAAAGATGGGTAAAGAAAAAAATAAGATTAAGTTTGGATTGAAAAATACACATTATGCGATTATCACAGAGACGGAGCAGGAGGATGGAACGATCAAGAGTACATACAGTACGCCAAAGAAATGGCCGGGAGCAGTAAGTATGTCACTTGATCCGTCCGGAGAGTCAAACACATTTTATGCGGATGATACAGCGTATGCCGTATTGACAAGCAATTCCGGCTATGAGGGAGATTTCGAATCTGCAGTTGTACCAGAGGACGTAGAAACTGAGGTGATGGGACAGGAAGAAGTCAATGGTGTTCTCGTTGAATCTTCGACAGACGAACAGAAGTACATCGCACTTCTGTTTGAGTTCAACGGCGATAAAAAAGCACGCAGACATGTGTTGTATCGTTGCTCACTGACACGACACTCCGTTGCGTCCCAGACCAAGGAAGACAGCACGGAGCCTGTGACAGAATCTGTGACAATTAAGGCTACACCACGTCCGGATGTCAACGTGATCAATGGCAAGGAAAAGAATCTGGTTAAAGCAACAACCGGATCCAATACAACAGATGACGCGTATAAGAGCTGGTATACAAAAGTATGGGAGCCGACTGCATCAGAACAGGCAGCAGGTTAATATCAATTATGAAATGGGATGGTAGAAGATACCGTCCAATTTTTCTTGCAAAAATATAAAGTTGCACCGGTGCAACAGAAACGGAGGATACTATGAGATCAGTGATTAGAATTGGACAGAGAGAAGTAGCAGTTGAGAGCAACGCAGCGACTGCGATTCGATACAAGCAGATATTTAAGCGTGAGCTGTTAAAAGATCTTGCGAAGCTGGAAAACGTAGAAGACGTAGACAAGCTTGATGCGATTGAATATACATCGAAGCTTGCGTATGTAATGAACATGCAAAATCGAAAGGAGATTAAAGAAGCTTCAGAAGAAGGGTATATTGCATGGATGGAAGAATTTGAGGAAGCAGACTTCCAGGATCCTGCGGCAATTACATCCATCTTGAATGTATGGAATCGCAATATTACGACCACAAGTGAACTAAAAAAAAACCAAAGTCAACAGTAAGGGAGATGAATACAAACATCTTCATGCTGCGGGCTTTTTCACTACATATATCAATGCAGGACCTTGAGGAGTTAACACATGGAGATGTGCTCGACATGATGATTGAGAGCAACAACGACACGTATAACTACCCACTCAAGGCGACGCAGGATGACTTTGATAAATTTGCAGCTATGTAAAGGGGTGGCTACGTGGGACAGATAAAAGGAATTACAATTGAAATCGATGGAAAAACAACAGGGCTTACGAAAGCACTGAAAGCTGCCAATTCAGAGATCAAAACAACGAAAAGCCAGTTGAATTCGGTGGAAAAAGCACTCAAGCTTGATCCGAAAAATGTAGATCTTCTCAAAGCAAAACAGAATGCTTTGAATGAAGTAATCAAAGAAACAAAAGAAAAACTTGATATGGAGAAGCAGGCTGCCGAATCCGCAAAAAAGGAACTTGAACTTGGAAACATCACACAGGGTGAATATGATGCGTTGCAAGCAGAGATTGTTACAACGACAAATGAACTCTCAAATCTGGAGAAGCAGGCAAGACAGGCATCGTCCGTGCTGGGAAGTCAGATGCAGGCAGCAGGTGCACAGATACAGGAAGTAGGTACAAAAGTACAGGATGTTGGAAGTTCAATCAATAGTTTTGGAAGTAGCATGACAAAAAATGTTACAGCACCAATTGTTGCCGCTGGCACAGCGTCTATTGCAGCGTTTAATGAAGTAGATGCTGGAATGGATATTATTGTGAAAAAAACTGGTGCAACAGGAAAGACATTAGAAGGTTTTGAAGATGTTGCAAAAAAAATTGCACAGGATATTCCAACATCTTTCGAGACAGCAGGGGCAGCAGTAGGTGAAGTCAATACAAGATTTGGTGTGACGGGTTCTACGTTGGAAGACTTGTCTACACGGTTTATTAAATTTGCAGAACTGAATGATACAGATGTATCAGGATCTATTGATAATGTTCAAAAGGTAATGGCCGCGTACAATGTAGACATTAGTCATACGGGTGGTTTGCTTGACACATTAAATGCAACGGGACAAGCGACGGGTATTAGTGTAGACACACTTGCGTCTCTTATGGTTACGAATTCTGCAGCAATGCAACAGATGGGATTGAATGCAGCATCAAGTGCAAATTTTCTCGGTAAAGTAGAAATGTCTGGTGCAGATACATCACAGGTTATGAGTGGCCTGTCGAAGGCATTAAAGAATGCAACGGCTGATGGAAAACCTTTAGATGAAGCATTGGCTGAGATTCAATCAAGTATGGTTGATGCAAAAACAGAAACAGAGGGTTTGCAGGCGGCATATGATTTGTTTGGTACAAAAGCAGGAGCTGCAGTTTATCAAGCATGCAAGAGTGGATCACTTAGTTTTCAGGAATTAAGTGCATCAATGACAGACAATATAGGAAATGTAAATACGACATATGATGCAATGCTTGATGATACAGACAAACTGAAAACAACTATGAATACCGTAAAGGTTGCGGCAAGCGAGGTAGGAGCAACGCTTGCATCTATGTTAGCACCGATATTAGAGAATATTTCAGAAAAAATACGAGGATTGGGCGAAAAATGGAATAGTTTGTCAGATTCTCAGCAACAGCATATTATAGCGATTGCAGGTGTTGTGGCGGTAATTGGACCGTTAATAGCATTGATAGGAACTCTTATAAATTCGGTAGGAAAGGTTATATTTTATGGCGGTCAGATAGTGTCTTTAGTCGGTTCTATCACAACATGGATGGGTACCGCATCTACGTTTATTACAGGAACCATGATTCCGGCCATTACCGGGGTTGTCACTGCAATCGGTCCGTTTCTGCTGATTGCAGCAGCTGTTATTGCGGTGATTACTGCAATTATCGTAGTTATAAAGAATTGGGATGCAATCGTTGAGGTGGCACAGTTTGTATGGGAATCTTTCTGTGAGAAAGTGTCCCAGCTTGTCACTGCGTTTAAGGAATTCTTCACATCTGCTTTTCAGGCGATTGGAAGCTTCTTTACAGGCATATGGACTGGGATCGTGTCCGTCGCGACAAATGCATGGTCAAGCATACGGAATGTATTCAGCACGGTTGGAAGTTTCTTCACAGGCATATTCCAACAGGCGTGGAATGGCATAACAAGTATCTTCAATCGATTAGGCAGTTTCTTTTCAGGTGTGTGGAACTCTGTAACAGGTATCTTCAAAAGTGCAGGTATGGCAATCGGCAATGCGATTTCCGGGGCGGTAAAAACAGCCGTTAATTTTGTCTTATCCAAGGCAATCGGTATCATAAACGGCTTCATCGGTGCGATCAATGCCGTGATCGGTGTGATCAACAAGATTCCGGGCGTCAGCCTGTCGAAGATCAGTAAGCTTGGAGTACCACAACTGGAACGAGGCGGCGTGCTTGCAAAAGGACAGGTCGGTTTGCTGGAAGGTAATGGCGCGGAGGCGGTTGTTCCGCTTGATCAAAACGAGAAATGGATTGCGGCCGTGGCACGTGAGATGAAAGCCGCACTTGCAGGTAATCAGACAGCGATGGCAGCAGGAGATATTGTGATCCCGGTATATATCGGTCAGTCAAAATTAAATGACATCATTGTACGTGCGAACCAGATCAATAATTACAGATCAGGAGGAAGATAATGCTGAACAAATATGTAAAAATCAATGGCGAACGTGTACCAAATCCAATCGATTATTCAGAGAGCTTCAGCAAAGTATCAAATACATTTCAGTCAGAAGCAGGGGATGATCTTGCAATTGACGTGCGAGCCGGAAAATACTCCGGCTCGTTGAAGTTCCAGGTATCTTCAAGATGGAAGAACAAGATGCTTGGATATGCAAAGATGCAGTCGGTAAAACTGCAGATTGATGAAGCGGAGTATACGGTGCGGATTGAGAGTATTGATTGCGATCTGGAGAAGAATTCGGAATATAGCCAGAACACACAAGGGTATTGGACGGTATCTTTCGGCGCGGAAGAGTTATAAAGCAAGGAGGCGGTAGCATGTATCAGGTATCAGAAGAATATCTGAAACAAACAAAAAGAAAAGTACAGACGTTCCGCCTGGCCGGAACAGTAAATAAGATCGCATTTACCAATCATGACATATTAAGCGGTTCCTTCACGATAACGAATCAGTGCAGCGAGCAGAACGATGTCAAGATCGGCAGTGTGTACATAGGAGAGTTGAAGTGCACATTCAAGCCGGATCTGCAGGTGCCAGATTGGACGAATGCACAGATCATAGTATCAGAAGGACTCTTGATTGGCGGTACCGCATGGGAAGATGTACCGCTTGGCGTCTATACAGTATCAGAAGCAAATGACACGGAGTATGGCGTTGATATCACAGCATATGACAACATGGCTCGCTTCAATCGATCCTGTACGGTAGATATTACAATTGGCACACCATATGAGTTGTTAACGCTTGCTTGCACAACCTGTGAGGTAGAGTTGGGACTGACACAGGCAGATGTAGATGCACTTCCGAACGGAACGGAGAGTCTTTCGCTTTATACAGAGAATGATATCGAGACATGGCAGGATTTTGTATTCTGGGTAGCACAGGCAACAGGTACCATTGCGACGATGGATCGCGAAGGAAAGCTTGTACTTAGAAGCTACACGCAGAATGTTGTTGATACACTTACGAATCATGAACGGTTTACCGGCTCAAAGTTCAGTAAGTTTGAGACACGCTACTCTGGATTATCCTGTGTGAATATGGAAAACAACACTACAAGCTATTATGGATCTGATCCAGATAATTATCTGACATACAATCTTGGATCGAATCCGTTTCTGCAATATGGTGTAGACAGTTACAAAGAGCAGATCCGGCGCGCGGTGCTGGATGCACTTTTGAAAATAGACTATGTGCCATTCGAGACAGGTTGCCTGTGTGGGGCGATGTATGACCTTGGCGATATCATCCGGTGCACGGATGGTATCGCTCCGGGAAAGCTTGGATGTGTGATGATGTATGATTATACATTCAATAAAGGATATAAGATTACCGGCTTCGGATCGGATCCAGCGCTTGCAAGCGCGAAGAGTAAGACGGATAAGAATCTGGAAGGGCTACGGAATAACGTATCAACAAATGAGATATTATTTTTTAATTATGAGAATGCGAGTGCAATCCAGATCGGCGACGGCGAGTCAAAGGCAATCATAGATATCCGTTTCACATCGTCCGTCTCAATAGGCGTGCTTTTTCAAGCAGAAGTACTGCTTGATGCAACTGCAGAAGAAGATGTGATCGGATCAATCGAGTATACGCTGAATGAAGTAACAATCATAGGATATAATCCGACAGAGACATGGAAAAACGGAAAGCATATACTGAGTTTGATGTATATGCTTATGATTGAAGAAAACTCCATCAATCGATGGATTGTAAAGTTAAACATTGCCGGTGGCAGTATAGCGATAGCGCAGGGGGCGGTACGTGCGGTTATCTATGGTCAGGGATTGGTTGGTACAGTCGAATGGGATGGATTCATCACAGTAGAAGAGAAACTTACCCAAATTGCTGTATTGGATTCTCTCACTGTGTCAAAAGATCTGATATGTACAATTGTTGCAGATATGATAGATGTAGACAAAACTATAGTAGAAGAACAGCTTCAGACAGTTCAATTGGAAGATATTACAACAGTTGGAAATCTGCTTGATAAGGCAGAAATCAGTTGGGGAATCGTGAGCTGGACATTTACAACAGACAGCGAGTGTACATATTCGTCGCGGTATGTAACAACGGAAGATGGAGCTTTCGAACTTGCAACGAAGTATGTAAACAAATCGGTAAATCAGAGTATAGACCGTGGAATGATGAATGTTGTTGAACTGGACTCGACAGAATTTGAATCAATCCAGAGTGCTATTGTTAGTGATGTGCTTAATTCTGTTAGTGATGTGCTCAATTTTGCAAGTGAGAGTGGAAACTCGGATGCTGAGAGCGCAACAGAACAGGTTGTGAAGTATCTGCTCTGGTCGGAAGACAAGTATTACACGATTCAGGATGATGTAGTAAACGAAATAACTATTTCAGGAGATATCTTGCAGGCAGCAGATTTCGAGACACATGGATTAGATACAGCACCGGCATCGGACTATATCTTGCAATTAGAATCACCGAAGATATACAAATGGACTGCAGCTGACACAATCCTAGATACAATGATTACGATCACGGCGGTACCGCATGCACAGATCGTACAGGCAACGTGTGATATGTCGGATGTAAGTATCTATGGAATCACCGGAGCAACAGCAATCCATGAAGGTATAAAAGTTAAGCTATCCTATGATGCAGGCATGACCTGGACGGAAGAAGAAACTTTGACGGATGCATTAGAAGGAAGTATGTTACATGCATATGAGAGTGTAGGACAATCAAAGATACTTACGATCGGATTCATAGTATCGACTGTGGAAGATAGCTTGACAGAGTTTCAGTATCAGTTTAAAAACGAGGAGGACTAAAATGGAATCAATACTCAAAAATATTTATATCAACAAAATTCAGGTACCGAAGTTTCACGGACATGTGCGCTTGGAACTTCGGGGATGCAGAGAAACCGAAGTGATTGAGCATGACAATCACATGACTGACGCTTTGGGAAAAATGTTCAGCAATAATGGATATTATCTAAACGTAGGAAAAGTAATGGACGAATTATGTCCAACAACAGAGGTTGCATTTGGTGGTATAGTATTAACGGACAAAGAAATACCTGATGATGCAACAACATTGCCGGGCGGAATAGAGGCTACGGCTTGTGGTGCATTTAATGTAGCAAATGCTGATGAGGCGTTGACGCAGGGGAGCTATAATCAGAAAGAAAGTGTAGCTGACTGGCCAAGCAAAAAAATGACATATGTATACGACTGGACAACCAACCAGGGAAATGGTGTGATTGCGGCTGCAGCATTAACACATAGAGACATGGGACTATGTGGGTTTGGAGATGCTGGTATAAGTGAGCTTACAAATGTTA